GATCTTACAAACGGCCGACAGTTCCGAATACGTCACAGATTATAACCAATTGAATTTATTCGGTGATTGACCGGACAGCAGTGGTACGGGGTGTCTGCCATAACTAAGTCGTCTGTAGAACGAATACCCGGACCTCTCCGCGCGCGCCGTCCCCGCCCGCGTAGTTGGTGTCGTCATCGCTCGCGCCCCCACCCCCGCCACCTCCAGGAGCGCTTCCAGCTACGCCAGCGCCGTTGGTTCCGGCTGCGCCACCTGAACCACCAAAAAGAGAAACACCGCCAGCGCCGGCCTTTCCGCCCCCACCCCCACCCCCACCGTATTTTGAGGCACCACCAGCACGAGCGTTTGCGGTGTTGCTTCCTCCAGCTCCACTGCCACCCCCGAAGTAGGCCGCTATGCCAACATTGTTTGTGCTTCCACCTCCGGCCCCCCCGCCTTTGGTTGACGGTTCCGTACCTGCCGCGCCGCCACCAAAGCCGCCGCCAGTGCCTCCAGTGCCGTTAGCGGACCCGTTACCACCTACCGCGTTGTCGCCCCCACCTCCGCCGCCACCAGCACTCGTGCCACCGGGACCGTTGATACCCTCGCCAAATCCACCGCCGTACGCAGTTAGCCAAGAACCGAATGTTGTGTTGCCGCCAGCGGTGCCGTCGTTGTCCCCGGCTGTTCCTCCCGTTCCGCCAGCGCCGATAGTCACGGTCTCTGTGGCACCCAGTGCGCTTGCTTTCACGAAAAGCTCTACGTAGGCCCCGCCGCCCCCACCGGCCGCGCCGTTATCACTGCCGGCCGAGTTACCATCCGCCCCTCCACCTCCGCCGCCAGCTCCCCATGCCTGGATAAGAATAAGCTCGTTTCCAGTGAGGCTGGTGGGTTTGGTCCACGTGCCGCTTGCAGTGAACGCTTGGTAGTCAGTGCGAAGAAAGCTGTCGTCTATCTTGCCGGATGCATCTAGTTTCGGGACTTTCCCACTGTCCCCAGCTCCAGCAGAGGTGCTTACAAAATCGGATGCGACGGCGTCGCTACCAGCGCTTATACTCATAGTGTGTTGCGGAGTTCTTTACCTTCTTTTAATTCGAGGCTCGACAAGTCCTCGGGTTTGGCAATCGGCAGTGTGATGTCGTCTATGGTGATGGACGTGATGGGGTGTTCGTAGCCGAGGCGGTTGAGGAGTTGGAATATGAACACCTCGGGGTTGGCCGGAGCGATTGCCTCGTCGTCGAGTTGGATAGTGAAGCCGATTTTTTTGGTTACGGTAGCCATGTTATGAAAAAGTGAACGTACACGCCACGGTCATGGATTCGCTGGCTGTTTTCGTCCAGCCACCCGTGAGGGCGTGATTGAATATCTGCCCGGAGTTTGCGCTGCCGGTGCCGTCGATGAATGTGCCGAACTCTTGGTAGGTGCCGTTGGTGTCAGACTTGCTGTAGAAGAAGTCGATAAAAGCGACGTTTGTCGTGTAACTGGTTGATGCCGTCACCTTGCGGAAGACCTCCGTGCCGAGCTGCGTGTCGCCGTTTGCTACAGCGGTGGAGCTACTCCCCAGTGCGCCGTAATTGATAATACCGGTGTAGGTGGTGGTGTTGGCGAGGCGCTGCGCCAATACCGAGCGGCCCACGGTCGTCACCAAGTTGGATACCCGATACGTTCGTACCAGGGACAGGCGGCGAAGCTGTCCTACAAGGTCTTGGTAGCGCGCGCGGTAGAGTTCCGGGTCAAGGAGGGGTTGTTTTGCGATGTGTGCCAGGATCGCTGTTTCCAGCTCCTGTGCCTTCTGGCTGCGCATATCGAAGATTGACGCGTCGAGTTGACCGATGATTTTCAAGCCTTCGCATTGTTCCATATACCTTGGAGTATATCACTAGACTCGTCCGTCGTTCATGCTATCCCCACTCGAACGCCCCCCATCGTCCATATCCCTGCAATACCTTCCTCGTGTTTGCCACGGCATAAGCTATTTCGAGGTCGGTAAGCACCCGCTGCCAGCCTCGGAAATCTGCCACCCCGCCATTCAGGCCGATTGCGGAACCGTGCTTTGAGTTGCCGAAAATGAGGTTGAAGTTGCCGTAGTCCGGCCAGATGATGTCCGTTCCTATGCTGGTAGTCTGTTGCAGTACCCCGTCGATGTAGAGCCGTATCCGCTGGTTCACGGTGTCGTAGACGCCGGTGAGAATGTAGTGCTGGCCGAGGGTGAAATTTGCCAAAGCGGTCGCGCTGTAGGTCGGCCCTGCCGCGTTATTCATGCGTCCCGTGCTGAATTGCATCTTTCCACTCGTTACCAGAAACCGCCAGTTGTAGTGGCAAACGAAGAACTGGTTGCTGGTGGAGGCGTCTGCTCGCACGGTCGCCATGATGGTGAAGTCCGTCGTTTCCAGCAGGTTGGGGGAACTTGCGACGGTCGCAAATTCGATGTCCGTTCCGTCGCAATCGAGTTCGGCAAACCCATCGGCTTTCGTGACCCATGCTGCGCCTGCATCAAGCACGGCTGGGAGGTTGTTGCCCGACTTATCGGCTGCATTCAGCCCGGAACCTTCATTGAACGGCAGCCAAATCGACTCACCGAAATTCCACTTGAATGGTGGCGTGGTGTTGGTGGCGCTCTGTGATTCAGCAACCGTAACGGTATCCGAGACGCTGCGTAGGCCGGAGTTTCGGGAGATGCTGTCGCTTACAGTGACGATTTCCTCGAACCCTTCGATGCGGTCGATTTCCTCGGTGTCCAGGATGACCTTTTCCTCCCCCGCCAGTCCCTCCAGGAACTCTCGGATGCCGATGAGCCTGCCACCGAACGTGATTTCGTAATGGTACTCGACCGTGGAGCCGTCCTCGGTGAGAGTCGTCTCTACCTCCTGTATGAGATAGTCAGTGTCGGTGGAGATACCCCAGGTCGGCATATTGACCGTCAGCGCCTGGCCTGGCGCGAAATACGACCCCGCCTGCAAGAGGCCCGTGCGCGTCCGGACCTTTCCGGTGAGGAGCGGGTTGCCCCACTCAGCGATCTGCTCGGCCGCGAGCCGGCGGGCTTCGGCCTTAGATTTCACGTCAGGCCGAGTGATGACGTATTCGTGCTTCCCATCCCCGCCTTCGAGTGCCGCCATCGCCGCTATAGAGGTGGACGAGGTCACTTTCACCAGCACCGGCACCTCGTAATAGAACTGGGCGCGAAGGGTCGTTGAGGTGTTTGGCGTGGTGGTGGTTGCGGTCGCGCGGATGAACTTCTCCTGGTAGTTGAACATGAAGTCGTTGCCCGTATCGTCATTGAGCACGTCCACGCCGTACGCCTGGGAGACGAAGCCGCCGCCGGTATCCAGTAGGATATCGACCATCGTTTTCGGCTTCTCGCGCAATATCCACTCGCGTGCCTCCCCGTCACCTTTGAAGTCCTGCTCCATATAGCTGGAGCTTTCCTCCCGTCCGCCGCGTACCACGATGGAGTTTCGCACCTGGGAGGTGTCAACCGACATATCTACTTCTTCGAAGTTGGCGGTGCTGTCGGTGAAGTCCTCAGGGGCGGGTTTGGATGTCTTGGCGAAAAAGTGCACGTCCTTCTCGTAGTCCACGTACCACTCGTACCCCGTGACCTGGGATAGCTTTTCGAACGCCTTGCGCAGAGATATGTGGTTGAAGGATATGGTGTTGATGGTCGGCCCGGTTTCGGTGTTGACGTGGGTAAAGCCGTACCCCGCCGCGACGTACTGTGTCAGCAGATCATCGACGATGTACGCGAGCGTTTGGTTTTCGTAGGAAATCTGTGCGTTCTTGTTGATCAGGATGTAGGTGTAGTCCGTCGCCTCGATACGGTAGGTGATGAGCTGCCCTTCGCCGGTTTCCGATGGGTCAATGCGGGAGATGTGCCCGGCGAACAGGAACCGCGCCCCATCTTTGAAAATGATCTCCTGGCCTTCCTCGGGGGTGTTCTGGCCGGACTTCTTGGTCAGCGTGAGGCGAAGCTCGTCCGCGTCGCTGTTGAGGCGCGCGCGGATTTTGGCCGAGCCGGTAACGTATTGTGGGAGAAAGTCGGTTCCAGCGATCGTGAGAGTCAGAGCCATACTTAGATTGCAAGTTTACGGTTCATGAGGACTTGTCGGAAATAGCCTTCGAATTCTGCACGCAGGGCGCGAACATCGGCGTCGTTGCGGACGCTCACGTTATTGAAATTGATGGTGATACCGCCGGACGAACTGGATGCACCGGCTGGAACGACGCGCTCCTGCCCGTGGGCGATGATGGGCACGGCCTGGCCCGCAGCGCCGGGTACAATGCCGCCTTGTTCGAAGCGGGGGAGGTTCTGGAAGAAGTTGCCCACCGCTCCCGTGGCACCGGACACGACGCCGCCAGCGAACGTGAATGGCTTGGACACAACCGAAATCATCCGGTTGTAGGCGTCGATAACCGCCTGGACCTTTTCCATCACGAAGTCGGCGATACCCTGCCAAGCGTTACGAATGACGCTTGCGACACCTTCCCAGGTTTCCGATGCCTTGGCCCGTATCAGATCCCAGTGCTTGATAATCCACATAATGCCCGCGACGATGCCGCCGATGATTGCCCCGCCGATGATGAACGGAGCCAAGGTGATTACCAGCGCCGCGAAGGCGGCCGTGGCCATGTAGATCGCTGGGACCAGCGCGCCGACGATCGCCCCTGCGACGACGTACAGCGCCCATCGGTGCTCACTGAACCAGTGCACAGTCCGTTCAATACCGGCGATCAGGGCGGGGAGTTGGTTCTGAGTGAAGGAGTCCAGCGCGCCGACCAGGTTGTTGATGACCGGTAGCAATTCGGTGCCGATGTTCTGCGTTATCCGCTCCAGGGACATTTGCACGCCCTTCATGCCGCCCTGGCTGGTCGAGCGCATGGTCTGGTTCAAGCCTTCGTAGGTGGAATTGAGAACCTTGGTGATGGCGTCGATACGCTGGGACTCCGTGCCGTTCTCGATCATCAGCTTGGTATCTTCGTCGAGAATGAAGCCACGCTTGGTGAGCGCGGCGTAGTTGCCCTGCAACGCGGCACCCAAGGCGTTCGCGTATGAGGTCATGTCGTCCATGGACGCATTCACGCCCTTTTCTGCGACGACCATGTCCAGGAATGCAGGGACGAGCGTGCGGATAGATTCGGCCTGGAGGTCGAACGTGGCCAGCGTTCCCTGGGCTTGGACAATCATATCGCCCGATACGACGCCAACCTTCTCCAGGGCGTCTGCCTGTTTGATGAGTGAGGCGATGCTTTCGTCTGACGCCTGGCGGGAGGTCTTGAGGATGTGCGCGAGGCGGGCCTGCGCGTCCTCTTGCTGCTGGGCGGCCTTTACCGCGCTGTAGCCGAAATACCCCACGGCGGCGGTGCTCGCTGCCAGCCCTGCGGCAAACGCGAGTGATGCACCCTCGGCGGCTTTGAACCGGTCTCCAAGGTTCGCGGCACTCTTCTGCACACTGTTAAAAACCGCGCTCGCTTCGTCGCGGGCTTTGATTACGATGCTGAGTGATTGGTCTGCTCCAAATGCCATAGGTTAGGTTTTGGGGGTTGGGCTGTTTGCCTCCTTCGCGTCGATCTCGTACTTGCTGAACAGCAGGTCGAGGAACCATTGTGGCTGCGCGAGGTAGGTCTGGTAGTCCCACCCCATCTTCTCACACAAAACCGCGATCAGCATGGGACCGCGGACGTAGCCGGAAATGTAGCTACTGACGGCCTCGGTTATTTTTTTTTATTCCCGCTGGTCATCTCCTCCACCACGTTCCGGATGTCCGTGTAGTCCGCGAGGGGGAGTGCGAGGATGGTATCGACGACGTTTTCGGTGGTTCCGTCGATGGAGCGCACCAGCAGTGTGTAGGCGAGGTGGTTGGCTTCCAATGCTGCGCTGATGTTGACGCCGGCTCCTTCGGTCGGGGCAACCTGCATCGCTTTCATCAACTGCTCAAACTCACCGCCCGTGATGTAGTCGAACATGACCACCGTGTGGCCGCCCGTGGTTTGAAATTCTCGTGTGGTGCGCTCTGCCATACAGATTATGCGTAGGTTGCGGTCGTGTTCACGCCGATGACGCTGATAAGGCCGTCGGTAGGGTCGTGCTCAACGCTGAATTCCTGTTTGAGTATGACCAACCCGTCGAGGTTGTACTCTTTTGGCGGTGCAGTGAGGATGAGCTTCCCGAGCTTGATAGTAAGGCTCTGCGTCGAGCTTGCGCCGATGAGTGCGCCGGTAAAGGTGATGATGAGCGCGTTCTTAGTGTTGGCCTTGTATTTGTCCAGTTCGGTCGTGCCGTTGAAATGCAGTGTGTAGGACCCGGTGATAGATAAGCGCCCTCCGACGAAACCTCCTGCTACCGGGGTGACTGCGCCCGAGAGAAACGCTTCGTCCACCAGGACGTTGTTGTTGATGTTGAGGGACAGGGCTTTGAGTGGGGTGGCGGATGCGCCCGAGGCGTTGGAGAACGATGTGCCGAATTTCGCGGTGTAGTCGGAATACGCAAACTCGGTCTGCTGGGTGAAGGACTCGGTCAAGGTAGACGTGTCAGGGTATGCGCCGATGAGTCCTGCCGTGAGCTTGGCGTAATCGTCGCTCACTTCGAGGTTGAGGGTATCCACCACGACGTTGGCAAACCGCTCCGTCACTTCCGAACCCTGTTCGATGATGACCGTGCCGGTTTTCATCGACGCGTTCGCTTCCTGCACGCTTATCGTGTGGGTGTAGGCGCTGTCTGAGATGCTGGACGACGATAAGCTCCCGAGTGCCAGGTAGAAAAGTGGCACTGAGTTGACGTTGTTGGGTATGACCGCCAGCGAACCCTTGGAGTACTGGCGACGGACACGGCTATCAGAACTCTCCGCACGGATGCCGCGAGCAGATTTGAGCATCGTCTTGTCGGACACCGCCTGCATCGACAGTTCCGCCCATTTAGGGAAGACGGTTGCTGCGACCGCTGTTCCTGCCGTCGCTTCGATTCCTATACCTACGTTGACCTGGGTGCCGCCGATTTTGCTCATGAATGTTTAACGATTATTTTGTAAATGCTCCTTCTTCTCCTTAACCTTCGTAATTTCTGGTACTGCGAGAATGATAGCCTGCGCCTCTGGGCTCTCCGGTAGTTCGCGTTCTGCACCCGCGTTAATACCCCAATGTAGTTTTGGAAAATCTATAGAGATAGTGCTCGTGGCTTTCATACGCTAAGTGTATCACCTGTTTTGAGTAAAGTGCGCAACGAAGTTCACCTGCGCTTCGATCGACCACTGCTCCAGGGCGCGGTCTCTGAGGGTCTGGCCGTAGTCCACGCGGGTTATGGTGGCGAGGTCGGTTCGCAGGCCGTAGGTGGCATCTACCAAGGGATTTGACCGCAAAATATCGAGGATAGAGGTGCTTTTGAGGGTGTAGTCGGCGTTCCGACCCTCCACCATGTCGTAGAGCTTCGCGATCCCGGCGACCGTGTTTTCGGAGGCGTCCGCTGTGGATAACTCGCTGCGGATGTCGGTAATGACCGTGAGTGTCAGACCCACACTATGCACGTCCTCCGCGTTTGTGTGCGGTCCGACAAGTGTCTCGCGCTTCGAGATGATGCAGCACGGCAACATAGATGCAGGGATGCGAATAGGTTCACCCTGGTAGAACACTTTGAACTCACCGGTAGAGGCTTTGATAAGGTCGATGTATTTCGTGATAAGGGGGTCCGCGTAAGGTTGCATAGTTATGACAAGGCTTGCCTAATAAATTGTTGGAATATCTTGACGATTGCCTCCCGCTGCCGTCCGGCGATTTTCATCATCACGCGTCTTGGGATACGCTCGCGCGATAGGTTGGACTGGTGGTACTTGAAGTACTCTGCCGTGTTGGTGATGACCACCTGGTCGGTGGACACGATTGACTGGAAGCTGCGCTGCATCTGGCCGGTCGCGATGAGTGGGTCAGATGGATACCCTTTCCGGGCTTTCTGCGACACGGTGTAGGGCGATAGACGCTTCCACTTCTCCCCAATGATTGCGCCGCGCGTCGCAAAGACCTCGTTGGAGAACATCACCGTCAGGACAGAGGCGGCCTCGCCGAACGGCTCACTGAAATCCCGTAGCCTGTTCCCCATCCCGAGCAGCGCGCGCGACAGTTGGGTCTCGCCTTCGATGCTCCAGGTGAGATTGAAGTCAGCCATATCTCTAAAAGCGGTCGCTCATGGAAAAGTGCGCCTCGTCGGTGTCCTCGTCGTTTGGATACCCGTCCAGCACGCCTACCTTCGACCGTCGTGCGAGTTCCGTGCCGTCTGCGCCGATGAGCACCTGGGTGCCTTTCTGGATAGCCTTGAGCAGCGCACGGCCCTCGCCAAGCCACTTCACGCCCTCGCCGTCTTTCCCAAACTCTTCGAAGTCGATGTACCCTGCGGCAAGGAGTTCACATATCTGGGAGAGAAGTGCGGGTACCTCTTCCAGTGGCAGGGTGTACTTGGCAAAGATGACGCTGTTTATCTCGTTTTCGGCCTGTTTGCGCTTCGTCTCGATGCGCAGGTCGGAATAGAATGGGTTGCCTGCCAGTCCCGCGTGCTTTCGAATGTTCCACAGTGAAGTGTACCGGGTGGTTTCGTCGCCGCTCGTCGCGCTGGCGTCGTCGATGTCCGTCTCCTCGGCCCCCTGGGAGTTGTAGTAGGTGGCTTTGAAATAGAGATAGGTTGAACCGGTGTACTCCAGGAGCGTCCCCTGCGGGTCGTCCACCTGGATAGCTTTGGGGGAGCCTTCGCTGGTTAGCTCCACGTACGTCCCTGTCTCGGTCGCACAGCCGTAGAATTTCCGCTGATTGTAGCGGTAGCGGGTGACTGGCTCACCGGCGGCGTGGTTGAATTTCAGCGTCGCGACACGGATGCCCGTGCCTGCGGTGACGACCTGGTTGATTTGCTGGAGTTCCGCCAGTTCACTCCCCTCGTGGCCGATAACGATGTAATCCAGATTGGTGAACCCATCATTGTTCTCCAGGGTCAGTGACACACTAGAACCCGCCGTTGCTGCGGCCGTGAGGGTGGAGCGTTCTAGCTTGATGAAGTCTTCTGTTACAGCCTGGAGATTCTTCATAAGGTAATTGTATCATGCGCCCGTGATGTCAACGCTATTGGCGTGTTGGTGGTCATCAAAATGACAGAAGCTCGGCCACTCTGCTTTCGAATAATAGCTGGGATACCTCCGTAGGCTGCCGAGCCGTATGCGCCGCTGTAAATCATACCATTATCGTATCACCTACCGGGAGTACTCGGCGTTCTCATCCACAGTAGCCTCTTCTATCGGTTCAGTTGCACCCAACTCGGACGCTTTCATAATACGCACTTCTATATCTCCCATCTTGGCGCCCAATTGAGCAATCTGATTCGCATAAGCCGCCGCCGCGCGGACGACATCCGCGTCTCGCTGTGCAAGAACGACGGCGAGTTCGTCACGTAATTGATCAAATTCAGACCTCAAATCCGCTAAACGGTAAACTACCGTTACGGTCTCCTCCAATTCTCCGTTCTCATTTTTTCTATATCGGTTTACCATACGCCTAGCATAACATTACTAATTTTAGGTCGTAATGTCAGGGCATAGTGTGAGATACCCCAGGACCGTCGGTATGGGCCTATGGGATTTGGATGTCACAACAATTATGCTAATTTTTGAATCCTGTATTACAGTACGGATGAACCATCTGACCGTTTTCAAAAGTACCCTTTCCACCCTCGCGCACACGTACGATATGATCGTAAGATACCGACCTACCAACATCCAATAGCCCACCACAGACCGGGCATACATGCGCACGTTGGATGGCTTCACGATAAAAGATTTGCGATTTTGTATCGTCGCACTACTGTCCGGTTGACGGCGAACGAACCCTCGGTAGGCATCTGAAAAGAAATGGCTTTCAGGCGTTTTTGCGTGGTG